CTTATCAACCAAGAAGACAGTTCTTACATGCATATAGAGAAGATAAAAGAGTAAAATATAAACCCATTATAGGAAAAGCAGTAGACCTAGTTTAATGTATTTTGTTTTTCCAGAGTTCATCGAAACTGATAAGTTTCAATATTTAAAAATTCAAAAAAACGCTTCTTCCACCGTAACTAACTTAATAATGGAAACCATGAGTTTTACTTGTGTTAATCAAAAAAATTTAAATAAAGTTAGATGGACAGTTATTAGAGATCCTTATGAAAGGTTTATAAGTGGTTTAGCTTATGATTTAAAAAGACATAATTTAAAATTAGAAGACATTAAAATATCAGATACTTTTGTAAGTAATTATATGCATCCTAGAGATGGCAACAGAGGTAATATTAATCACTCAGTGTCACAAGTTCAGTATTTAATAAATGCAGATATTGATTACTACGTTGATATTAAAGATTTAAATATTTTTTTAAAAATGCATTTTGATAAAACTTATAATATAAATGAAAGCAACAATATAAATTTAAATGTTGATAAAAATGAAATTATGAAATATCTAACTTTAGATTATAAAATTTACAATAATATAATAAACTCTTCTTTTTTATGGAAATGGCAACAAGGTAGAATTTTTTAAATGCAAAGATATCAAATAATAGATAATTTTTTACCTACAGAATACTACAAAGAACTTAGTTCGTTTATAAAAAGTAATCTTAATATACCTTGGTTTTATGTTGGACAAGATACAGAAAATAGTAAAAATAAAAACGGTTATTTTACTTTTTCTTTTTATGATCACTTTAAACCAGATCATCAAGCTTTTTTATTATTAGAAAAATTAATTAAAAAATTAGAATGTAAATCTCTAATTGAGTTTAGAGCAAACCTAACTTTTAGAGATGTAGATTGTGTTGAATCAAGTTATCACACAGATTTTGCATATGATGGAAGTAAGACTGCTATATTGTACTTTACTACATGTAATGCTAAAACTGTATTGAAGATAAATGAAGATGAAATATTTTGTAAATCTGAAGAAAATAGATTACTTATTTTTGATTCAAATATTTATCATAAAGTCATTTATCATAATGATGTGCATAAAAGATATATATTAAACATGAACTATTTTTAGGAGGTAATATGCCAATAGGAAGATCACAAATATCAAAACAAGTTGAAGGTAAATTAAGAGGCGCTAGAGACGAAAAGAAGAAAAAAGAAAGAGTAATTAAAGCTATCAAACGTAAGAAAAACCCTTTAGCTAAGACGTTTACTGCCTAGTTTAAAAGTGGTACAATGAATTACATTGTACAATTAACGAGGCTTAGACACTATGACAAAACTATGTGCTAGAGGCAAAGCGGCCGCTAAAAGAAAATTCAAAGTATACCCATCAGCGTATGCTAATGCGTATGCGTCTAAAATTTGTGCAGGTAAAATTAAAGACCCATCTGGTACTAAAAGAAAAGATTGGGGACCAAAGAAAGCTAGTAAAGGTGCACTAGCAGATATAGTTTCAGCAGCATATAGAGATAAATCTAAATCATCATCTCAGTACAAAAAGAAAAAGAAAGAAGATTATGATATGACAGCTACAGAATTAAATGCTTTAGTTGAGTCAGTAAACGCACCTAATCCAAAGAAAAAAGAAAGAATACTTTCTAGTGGTAATAAAATGAAAATTAAAAGATCACAAGAAGATATTACTGGATATCAAAATGGTGGCGAGGTTCGAGGAACAGGAGCCGCGATTAGAGGTAAAGGATTCAAAGGCGTATTTTAATGGGATCAAAAGTAAAAAAATTTAGTGGAAGTGTAAACACTAAAGATCTATACAACATTGGTTTTAGTTTTAAAGAAGACAATAAAAAACAACAAAATAGAAATGGCATCACTATTACCGGTAGTGATATTAAAGATTTAATTGAAAAACCTGGTGGAGGAAAAGCAAGGTTAACTATTACTAAATCTAAAAGCACACTAGACGATAAATCAAATCTTATACCTGATGAGACTAAAGGACAGACTCAATTTGAAGTAGGAAAAGATTTTTTAGGTGTTAAATGGAAGAAAAAATTTAAATCAGGTGGTCTTACTAAATGGTTTAATGAAAAATGGGTAGATATATCTGCACCTAAAAAAGGAGGAGGATATAAAGAATGTGGAAGAAAATCTGCAAGTGGATCAAACAGAAAGTACCCCAAATGCGTGCCTGCTGCAAAAGCAAGCCGAATGACAGAATCAGAAAAGCGTTCTGCTGTTGCAAGAAAGAGAGCAGCTGGTAATCCTGGTGGTAAACCAACTAATGTGAAGACGTTTACTAAGAGATACTACGGTGGTATGATAGATATATAAAATTTTAAGGAGAAATTATGAAGAATTTAAAACCAGTCCCAGCGGACAAAAAGAAGTCATTAGGTAAACTACCTACAGATGTAAGAAATAAAATGGGTTATGCTAAAAAAGGAAGCATGATGAAAGCTAATAAAGGATCTTATGTTCCAAAAGATATGATGAAAAGATATACTCCAGAAGAATCTAAAAGAATGTCTGAAGACCTTGGTAGAAAAGCTAGGCTTAAAAAATTATTAGAGAATCGTATTAAAGATACTAAACCAGATTCTTCAAATACAAAACAAAAACTTAAAGATGCTCTTAAAAAACTTGGTAGTGCAGCTAGCCCATCAGTTACAGCTGCAAAAACTATTCAAAAATTAGCAGGAGCTCAGGTAAGTGATAAGGAAGCTGAAAGAATTAAAAGAATGATACCTAAAAAAGCCAAAGGTGGTGAAATGAAAAAACCAATGAAAGCAGCATTAGGTGCAGCAGCATTATTAGCTGGTAAAGATAAGATCAAAGAGATGTTAAAGAAAAAAGCATCTATAAGTCCAGCAATGAGTTTTTTAGGAGACACTGCTAAAAAATCTATGGGTGGCGAAATGAAAAAAGGTTATGGAGCTGCTAGACAATCTGGTATGGGTTTACAAGATGAAAACTTAACTCCAGGTAAGTCTTTAGATTACTACAAAGATTTAATGTAATGAACTATGGCAACATCAGGAACCACAGCATTCGATTTACAGATCGATGATATTATTGAGGAAGCATATGAACGATGTGGTATGCGAACCAATAGTGGTAATGATTTAAGAAGCGCCAGAAGAAGTTTAAATTTATTATTCGCAGAGTGGGGAAACAGAGGTATTCACCTTTGGAAAGTTCAACTTAATGAACAAGCGTTAACTGCTGGAACTGCAACTTACACTACACCTACAGATGTTAATGATGTACTAGAAGCATATATCTCTACAACTGCAGCGGCAGGTGATAGTTCATCTACAAATGACATTGCACTTACAAAGATTGATAGATCTGCATATGCAGCTTTACCAAACAAATTAGCAACTGGACAACCATCACAATATTATGTGAACAGACAAACAACCCCTACAATTAGTTTGTACTTAGCACCAGATGCAACAACTTACACAACATTAAAATATTATACAATTAATAGAATTGAAGATGCAGGTGCATTTACAAATACTGCTGATGTTGCTTATAGATTTTTACCATGCATGTGTGCAGGTTTAGCTTATTACATATCACAAAAGAAAGCACCAGACAGAATACAAGTTTTAAAACAATTATATGAAGATGAATTACTAAGAGCTTTAAATGAAGATGGTTCTAGAACTTCTGTTTACATTTCACCACAAACTTATTTTGGAGATGGTGTATAATGTCTTTCGCAAGAGGTAAAAGATCACAAGCTATATCTGATAGAAGTGGACAAGCTTTTCCATATACAGAAATGGTTAAAGAATGGACTGGTGCCTTAGTTCATATATCTGAATATGAACCTAAACATCCACAATTGGATCCACCTTATCATAAAGCTGATGCAGTTGCTTTAAAAAATACTAGATCTCAAGATTTTCAACAACCTACTTTAATTAATGGCGAAATTGCTTCTTCAGGAGGACAGGGAATGATAACGGCTAATTTAACTTTACCTGGGGACTTTGCTTTTATAACTCAAGGAACATCAGCAATGATTCCAGCAGACCCACC